CGGCTCTGATGACCTCAACGTGTTCGATCAGCTTATCAGAGAGCTTGACGGTGACTTTGATATACCCGGCTACACGGACGATCTCTTGAATTCTCTTGTAATGGACGCGGCCGAAACAACAGAGATGTTGTCAGAGTACGGCGTTGTTGACGGCGATGAAGCCGAAACAATACGCACAGCAACAGTCAATGAACAACCTGCTCCGTCCCCTGCGCCTGTCGCAGCTTCCTCAACAGAAGCGGCGCCGGCACAGGACACAGCTACAACTTCGACTACATCGGCAGAAATCGAAAATAACAGGTTCGTTATTTGCCCGGATTGTGGGGCGAAGATATGGCTGTAAAAAGAGTACAATCCGACATTGATGTCGTTACCGCTGCGAAGAAGCGTATTAAGAATGTCTTTTCAAATGGATTGACGGTATATATGTCTTTTTCCGGCGGCAAAGACAGCTTGTGTCTGGCGCACCTTGTTCTGTCGATGATTACGGCAGGAGAGATAAGCGCCAAGCAACTTGTTGTCATCTTCATCGACGAAGAAGCGATATTCCCCTGCATCGAGGAAGTAGTCAAGACATGGCGAAAGAAATTTCTCATGGTTGGCGCGCGCTTTCGTTGGTATTGCCTAGAGGTAAGACATTTTTCTTGCTTTAATCAGCTTACAGCCGATGAAAGCTTTATATGCTGGGATAGCACAAAGCAGTCCGTTTGGGTAAGACAGCCGCCTGCATGGGCGATAAGGTCAAGCTCATTGCTCCGACCGCGTGAAGATAACTACCAATCATTTCTTCCACGCGTCACCAAGGACGGAATAATGCTGACCGGCGTAAGAGCTTCGGAGTCAATACAGCGGTTACAGTACATGGCTGCGATGTCGCTCGGCGGCAAAGGCATAACCGGCAACAGAATGATATATCCCATATATGACTGGAAAACATCGGACGTGTGGCTCTATCTCAAAGAGCAGCACGTCGACATTCCGGTCATTTATCTGTATATGTGGCAAGCCGGAATAGGCAAAGGACAGTTAAGAGTATCGCAGTTCTTTTCAAGCGATACTGCCAGCTGCCTTGTGAAGATGAACGAATATTACCCCAATCTTATGGAAAGGGTCATTCGGCGCGAACCAAACGCATATCTCGCTGCGCTATACTGGGATAGTGAGATGTTTGGCCGACGTTCGCGAAACAGAAAAGCCCTCGAAAAAAAGGAAGATATAGATTACCGAGCGGCGTTGTGGAATATGCTGGTGAAAGAACCGGGCAAGTACTTCCACACCGATCATCAGCGCCACGTTGCGGAACAATACCGCAGAATGATGATTAAGGTTGACAACATGGCACGACCTCGTGATTATCGTAAGATGTACGAGGCGCTTCTTGCAGGTGACCCTAAGCTGCGTACTATGCGCGCGATATATCAAGATGTGTTCTGTGCATATGCAGACCATTGCAAACATTCTCAGCATGAAGGGGGTGAATGCAATGGAAAACGCTAATGTGTTCGCGCCGCTCAGTACGCTTGCATGGGTAGACAGGGATAAGCTCAAGCCCAATGATTACAACCCCAATAAGGTAAGCCGTGAAAACCTTAAGCTGCTCACTCAATCAATCCTTACTAACGGTTGGACACTCCCTATCGTGGTAAGACCTGATTACACTATCATCGACGGATTCCACAGATGGACGGTATCAGGTGAAGAACCCCTCCTGTCTATCCTTGGTGGTAAGGTGCCGGTGGTGGTAGTCGAGCATAAGGACAAGGACGAAGACATCTACGGCACAGTAACACATAACCGCGCAAGAGGAACACACCTTCTCGAACCTATGAAAGCAATTGTCAAGCGGCTGCTTGATGATGGCAAGTCCGTTGATGAAATCAGCAAGCAACTGGGGATGAAAGCAGAAGAGGTATTCCGCTTGTCTGATTTCTCCAAGGACGACTTCCTCAGAATGATGGCCAACAAAGCTACTTACAGCAAGGCTGAACTGCTTACAAAGCTGTAATGGAAGTTTTCAACATTTCAAAGGAGTTTTCAACATGGCACAAGGTGTGGATCAAGGTACTGTGGCGCGGGGGTGGGTTGAGGTG